CCATCTTCTGGAGCTCGGGTTCCATCTCACCAGCCCTGTCGGGATCTTTCTGCTGGAGCTGCCGGAAGTGCATGTTGCTGTGGTTCATAAGGAGCGTCGCCAGTTCGGGCGTCAGCTCCTCGTCCATCGTGACCCTCCGCTCCACAAAGCCCTTGATGATCGCCAGATGGACAGCATCGTCATCGACCGGCTTGATCTGCGACGGGAAACCGATGAGCATCCGGTTGATTTCGGTAGCTTGGTCTTCCGCGTGGTCAGCTGCCTGCGTGCTGTCGTCCATCATCAGTGACTTCACGTCCTGTGGGTCGCCGGCTGCAATCAGGTCGCGGGTGAGGTTCATTTGGTTGACGTGCGGGTTGCCCTGCAACAGCTGGAACCGCTCGAGCTTCTTGCGATAAACGAACTGCGTGTTCAGGTTGTCCGCGCTCGCCAGCGGTTCAATGCGATACTCCTCATGGATTGCCGCAGGGGGCAGCGCCATCAAATCGTTTCGGAAGAAGAACCCCAAGTCCTCGGAAGACTCGGCCATCATAACGGTCCACGCCTGACGGAATGTCTCAGCCAGTGCCTTGCGGAACACACGGCTTCTGAGATCGACTACCTGTGACATGAGTGACCCGATCAGGTTTACCTCACTCGCTGTGCGCCGCTCACTGCTTGACGCTTGCGTCAGGCCGGCATCCGGCACGCCCACCAGCTGCTCCGCAGTCATGCGGTGCTGGTTGATCTCCAGATCCCAGTTGATCGGGGGAGTGTCCATCGGAATCTTCTTAACGGGGAAGGGGATGATGTCGCCGGGGTTCATGCGAATGTTCCCCGCGTTCACCATCGGGTTGTCACTGGTGAAAATCGGGCGGTTGAACACCGTGATGGCGTCGAGCTTCTCGTTCCAGAGCTTGCTCATGGACATTTGCATGGAAGCCACGCGCTCAGGTAGACCCCGGCTGGCGTAGTAGCCCTTGTCCTTGATCTCCGAGTTGTATTCTACAAACGGGTGGACCTTTGGCCCGTGCAGCTTCTTGCTGGGTTCAACAATGAACTGCTCAGGGAGCGTCGGTGCAAAGACACAGACCTCGATGGTGCCGTCGTCGAGCTTCTTGTAGCACTCCCAGAGCACGACCTTCCCAGCCGTGGCCGTGTGCGTGATGCCTTCGCGGACCATCTTCTCAGAATCACGTAGGCGTTCGGCCTCTGCGCCATTCATAGAAACGACCTGATCGAGGATGGCCTGATTGTATTGCTTGTTCCGCCGGTAGGCAGCCTCGCTGATCTGGTGAACCTGAATCACCCAGTCAGCGTCCTGCAAATCGACGGTGTCGGACGGCACGATGAGCATCATCGGGTCAACCGAGTCAAACGCGACCTCCTTCTTGTTCTCGTCCCACCGGATCTTGATGATGCCCTTGCCACCCATGAGCATGTAGTCCGCAACGCTGACGATCTCGTTCTCGAAATTGGTGAACTGCCGCAGCTTGTAGTCGAACCACTGGGCAGCTGCGGTGTTGAATTCCTGCTGTGAGCTTCGCAGGGAGTAGAAATTGGCAACCAGCTCGTTCGCAAACGTCTGCTGAATGTAGAATGGCTTCAGCTTCTCGATCATCATGTCCGACAACGGCCACGTCATGTCGGCTGCGCCGGGGAACGGCTTTCGGGGTCGCTTCAGCCCTGAGTGGCGCAGCTTATACCACATCGTCTGTCGCTCCTCCCACACCCCACGGGCTGAGAGTGCTGCGTCAACCTCAGCTCGGATCACCTCGATAGGGTCAAGGTCTCCCTCAGAGACGGTCTGGGTTCCGGTCGTTTCGGGGTTGTGGATCATGTATTGAATGAGAACGCGCTGGCTCCGAAGTCTCGGACCGCATTGTAATAGGTGTTCGCTCGGACTCCCCTGAGCCAGCGCATAAATTTGCCGAGCAACCACGTCCCCGTGGTTCTTCGCTCGATAAGCAGCTGGCAGTTCACCAGCATGTAGATGTCGGCCGTCTGCCTTGCTGGCTCGTTACTGCCTCCTTCGGCATACATCCAGTCGTGGATGTCGAACGCTTCGAGACACGACAGACCCCAGAATGTGTTGGGGACCGCGATGCCACCCTTCGCCCCCGCGCCGTTGCAGCGCAAGGCTCGAGCTTCAGGCGAAGAGTTCCAGAACGACGGTGGTGCCTTGAGGTCCGCAAGTTTGTGCTGCTCCAAGCCGGGAGCGACAGGTGGCGTGGAATCTGACATTCAAAAAGGTGGAGGCTGCTTAATGACCGTTTGAGGGACATCCTAAGACGGTAAACCCGTCACAGCATAGTATCTATTCTTTGTCGGGCAATGGGACTGGAGACTTCATCTTAGCGACCTCTTTTGCCAGACCGGCCAGTGACTTAATCACTGCGTCCAGCTTCGCCTCTGTCTTGGCTTCGCCTCTTACCTCGGTGACGTTGCCGTTCATGCCGTCTCTGGAGCCGGCGGCAGAGAGGGAGCTCTTGCTGATGGCGGACTTCGAGCTAATGCCAGACATATCCAGCATTGCGAACTCGGTGGCGTTGGTGACGTCGAACTCAATTGCGAGCAACTTACCGGTGACGGGGTCAAACTCGTATCGGACACGGGCACCGTGCGGCTCGCTTGCAGCGTCGCCGGTCTGGGCACGCTCAGGCCACTTGGCGGTGGGACCGGCTTCCTGATCGTAGGTGCTCGTCTGGCAGCCGGTCGTTCCCGCTGCGAACACCAGCAGCGTTGAAAGCACAAGGGTTCCCCATAGGCCCGCAAGCAGATTGCTGCCTTGGGGTTCGGTGAAGTAAAGCCTGAGTCGTTTCATAATCCTGAGAACATGCCGTGGTGGTCGTCTTCCATGCTGCCTAGCTGAGTATCCGTGAGACCGTCGAACTGGCTGTCAACGCTCACATCGTATTGGTTGCCAATAGTCTTGGCAATAGCAATCGCGGACAGGACCGCGTCGGCCCGGTCAGGACTTGAGACACCCCGGCGTCGCATGTCGTCCTTCTTCTCGAGAGCCAGCTTGCCGACCGGCGTGAGTGAAGACCTCCGCGTGGTGGCCTGCTCCATCAGCACATCGTCCTTCGGCAGTATGATCTCGCGCTTCTCGATGGCACGGGCCGCGATATACCACAGCTCAGCCCCAAGGTTGGCGTAGTGGTCCGGTTGGGTGGGCTTCATGTTGTTGAGCACCCGGCGGATCTGGAAGCCGCCCATCTCCATCGCGTCGTTGATGGGGTGCCCGAGTCCACCGTCATCCGCAAACGTCCGACCGACAGGCACGCCCAACTTGGTCAGCTCAATCGCTGCCCGGTTTGCTGCCATCATTGTGTTCTTGTCCCGCCAGCAGATGACGTCGGTGACTTTGTTGCCCTTCACGACTGCAATCACGTTCTCGTCCCCGCCAGCCGCCCAGTCAATGAACGCCAAGGGCGCACCGTCCTCATGCACCGGGGGGTTGTCCATGCAGTTTGTCCAGTGAACGGGGCTACACACATACTGGCTGCCGCCGCTGTCCACAAATTCTGAGAAAATCATGGAGCGTATGAGCGGGTGGTTCCGCCCCCACATCTCGATCTGCTCGTTGACCCACTTGTCGGACAGGTGCGGGCAGTCATACGCTGTAACTGAGTGGCATGAAAAGAACTTGCGACGCTTGGTGAACGCCAGTGGAAAGAACCCTTCAGTGCCTCCGGTTGACGACATCACCAGCACGCGCAGCCTCCCGCCTACATTGTTCTCAGGTACGTTGCACCGCTGCACCGCTTCCCAGATCTCGTCGGGGATCGACTTGGCCTCATCCAGAATGATCAGCTGGTTGTTGTTATGCCAGCCCTCGAACTTGTGCGGGTCATCCGTTGAGAACCCCAGAGCTTTGCTTCCGTTGGGCGCGTGCAAGTCCGTAGCGTTGAACTGCCACTTGGGCCCAAGCCGCGCTGCGTGCGTTCGCAGGTTCCCCCAGAGCTGCTCCTTGACCTGCCGGTAGACGCCGGCCGTGGTCAGCCCTTGGCTGTTCCTAAACGTCGCAGCGTGCCACAGGAGCGCGATTGTAGCTATGCCCTGAGTCTTGCCTGACCCATTGGCAGCCTTCATAAACACCGGCTTGGTGCCGACCGCCAGATCCCAGAGCACCCGCTCCTGCCACGGGTAAAGCTCGATCTTGAGTATCTCTCTGGCAAACCAGATGGGTGTGCCTTTCGCCAGCATGGGGTCACTGGCAAGCGATGAGACAGCCTCCGTAGATTTTGCCTGTGATTTTTCAGCCGTAATTTTTGGGTCCATAGGTTCCTGAATTTCCAACAATGCGGGATTTCCCCTGTGGGAAAAAACCCTTTTAAAATTGCACTCGTTTTGAATGGTGTCTCACGAAGGGAATCTGCGGCGTCCCCCCCTCCCCCCGCCCCCCTGACAAACCTCTCAGCATTTCGGGTCAAGGTCGCGTCGGTGGGTCGGTAAGGGCTAAAAAGCCTTGTCGCAGGCGTTGCCTGTCGTCTGCGGCAACTCATGTATCCCACAGGTGCCCGGCATCACGCATCAATCAGGGGTGTCGGCTGCGCGGGGGGGATCGCCTGCTGTGCCAGCATGAATGCGGCGAAGCTGGCCCCGATCTCATCGCACATCTCAGCGTTGACCTCATGTTTGTGGACCTTTTCAACGCGCAGCTCGGCCTTCTGCCCATACAGATGAGGCCACATGCGCTCCAACTTCCACGCGAAGACCTGCCACCGGCCAGCGGGGGCGGTCTCCATCGACTGGAGCAAGCGCAGCTGCTCATCCGCCTCGCCTTTTTGAAGGGCGACAGCGAAATGCTCTTCATCCCCCATCCAGCGGAGCAGCACATCATAGCTGGCCCTGCCGGCTGCGGCTGTCTTGAGCGGGAGCCCGAGATGCAGCCGGGCAACGATGTCGTCGGCGACGGCTGGGTCGAACGGACGCAGCGGACGGCCAGCGGCCCGGTGTCCGACACCGGGATCGGTGAGCGCGGTGCGGACGTCGGCGAGCGTTTTGCGTTTAGTCTTCGGCTCCTTGCCCAGCTTACGCACTGGTGTCCGACGCGCAGCGCGGACCTTGGTCTTGATTGGGGCAGTCATCACCTCCCAGCGTAGGCGTTGCCAGCGGGCGGTCGAGCGGCGAAATTAGGCAACGAAACTCCTTGCGTCTTTGTAGTGTATTGGCGACAACACCTGTCCCGGCGGGGCTAACGCAACAAACTGAAACGAAAACAAGCAAATAGAACACATGAAAACAGAGCAACTTGAGACACTATTGGGAGCCGCTCGCGGCCACATCATATTCACGGCCAGCCGTGACGGAATGCAAAAAAAGTCCGTGCGCGACTGGCTCAAGGCCGCCGGTGTCCAGACGGACGTCGTGAACGGCATGACGGTCGGACAGATGCACGACGTCTTGAACGACACCAGCGATGCTGAGCTGGTCTTGGCCCAGTCGGCGATCAGCGCAAAGGGCGGCGTCTTCATCCACGCCGGGCCGCACGATAACTCTGCGGCTGCCCCAGAGATCCCCGCACCGGCCGCAGGCGGTCTCGAGGGTGCGCTGGCGTCGGTGATTCAAGCCCAGCTCGCCCAGCACAAGCCGGGGCTGGACCGCGACGCTGTCGCGGAGATCTGCGCCGAGGTCTTCGATGCTTCCGAGGTCGACGTGCAGGCCACCGTCGATGCGCGGCTGGCGGTGGCCCTCGCCCCCGTGCAGCCCGTAATTGATGCCATGGCGGCTGATGGCAAGGTCAACGCCAGCCCGCGCACACCGGTGCTGGCAGCGATTGCGGGCGGCAACAAGATCATGGCCGAGCTGGCGCCCTACTATCGGCCGGGCGTCGACTGCGGCAGCAACTTCTTGGTGTGCTCGCCTCCGAGCTTTGGCAAGTCCTACACCATTCGGAAGCTGGGCACATCCTACGACGCCTACTTCGAGCACGGTTGCAGCACAGACATGGATGAGATGAGCACACTGCTCGGCAACCCTACGCCGGATAGCAAAGGCGCGTTCGTCGTCTTCGACGGCGTGTTGGCTCAGGCATTCCGACGGGCCAGCGAAGGCCAGAAGGTGCTGCTGCTGCTCGACGAGGTGCTGCGGCTGCCCGAGGTCGTCCAGAGCTGGTTGCTCACGATCCTGACAGGGGTAGAGACTGAAGCCGGGCGCGTGTATCGTCTGCGAACCCGGCACATCGTCCAATCGACTGGTGAGGTTCGCGGCAACCTCGAGGTGATCGAATGCAAGTGTGAGAACCTGCACTTCGTCGCCGCGACCAATCTGACCATGACCATGCCCGTGCAGGCGTTCTGGAGCCGCTGGGAGACCCTCCGCATAGAGTTCAACAAGACCGACGCTGCGGCGACCGCCACCAGCATCCTGAAGGCCAAAGGCATCGACTGCGCTCGCGGCCGGCTGGCGACAAAGTTTGCCAATGTGATGTCTGACAGCAGACAGTCAGTCAAGAAGGGCACGACGGCGATGCCCATCGACTTCCGCATGTTGGAGCGTGCGGCGATGGTCGCCGCCGATCCGACGGAGGCGGCAGTCGGCCAGCAGGTAGCCAAGAGGCTGTCGGACAACACCGCGCTGTGGGACGGCGACCTCGGCGACACTGATTCCCACAGCGCGGAAACGGTGGCCGCTTGGACGAACAGCCTCCGCAGCCTTTAATTCCAATACCAATACCAATATGTTAAACGAAGCAGACATCAAATTCATCATCACGAAGGCGTGGCGAAACGCGAAGCGCAACAAGGGCGTTAAGCAGAAGCAAGGGATCGTTCGCCGGCTGGCGACGCTGGGCAAGCACGGGGCTCACCGGGTGGATCTCGAAATGAAGCCGGGGCTCAACACGGCATGCTGGTCTATCGGGTCGACCGGCTCGATGGCGTTCTCTACGGCATTCCACGACATAAAGGTCGGCTTGGACTTCGCCCAGCCCCTGCCGGGCAGGCTGCAAGAAGACCAAAAGGAGCTGCTGGCGTTCGCCTGCTCGCTCATTCGCCATGAGGCGAATCACGGGGAACACACAGAGATCTTGCCCCGCGAGATGTCCCGCCGCCTGCGTGAGAAGAAGATCCCCTTCGACATCTGGAACCTGTTTGAAGATGCGCGTATCGAGCATCTCGAGCGTGAGCGCACAAAAGATGGCAACAGCTACAAGAGGTTTCGCTGGTGGCGTTGGACGCCCTGCATAATGACCGAGAGCCCGCGCAACCTCTTCTGGAATCTCATTAACCGGGAGGCCAGCAGCTACTCATCGCCGTCTGTCGGACAGCCTCGGTTCTTGGGATCTGAGCGCGTCAAGAAGCGCGTGCAATACTTCTACAGGGCAGCCTGCAACATGCCGACAACGGCTCTACTGCTGCCGCTGCTGGAGGCATGGGTCAAGGAGTTCCCGGCGCCTGTCTCCGAGGGGCAAGACCTGCGAGGCTTCAGTCCGTGGCTCGGCGGCGAGCTCTGCCCGGCAGCAGAGAGCGAAGGCATAGGGACCGAAGAGGAGGATGAAACGGAGAAGCCGGCAGTCGATCCCGAGCAAATAAAAGAAGACACAGAGCGCAGCCTTTCGCAAATCAAAGCGGAGCTCAGGACATGGTGGCGGCTGTTTCCCGGCTCCAATGAGCGCGTCAACTGGGGCGTGGTCGACCAGCTGACGGGCAAGCTGGGTCGGTTGGTGGCTCGGGCAGCGCACGCGCCACAGCAGGCCAGCATGACCGGCAGCCGGCTCCACATCCCCAACGCTATCAGCGGCTCGGCGGCGGCGTTTCGCCGGCAGATAAAAGTGGACGGCAGAAAGGCTCTGACTTTCATCGTCGACACCAGCGGCAGCATGGACGGCGACCCGTTCAAAGCGGCGAAGGAGCTGCTGATCGCGCTGGCGAGGCTGGATCGCAAGGGCGTGCTCGACGTGCGCATCTGGCTCAGCGGCTCAAGCTGCCGCGCTAAACTCGACACGTCCATTCCTGACGGCATCCTCGCCGGGCTCTGCTCGGAGGGCGGTGGGGAAGGACTGGACGAGACGCTGAGCACGACCGAATGCCGGCACGACCTTGACCAGAGCCGCTGCTGCATCATCTACACCGACGGCAACCTCGGCAAAGCCGAGCTGCAAACCAACCGGCTGCGCGGTCAGGGCGTCGACGTCGTCGGCGCGTATGTCGGCAGCGCATCGGGCGTGCTCGATGAGTGTATGTCGATGCATTTCGGGCGCTACTTCAGCGACCGCTGCGCGTTTGACCTCGCGACTTCGCTGATCAAATACATCGTCCGATAGGACTCAACCGGGGGAGGGCAACCTCCCCCAATTCCCAACACAAAAAACTCTATGAAAACCAAGAACGACCGACGACGCAGCTCCGCAGCTGCAAAAGCACGCGCTGCCCGGCAGCACCCACATGCTGCTGGAGACCCACGAGCAATCGGCAAGGCAGCTAGGTCACCGGCTGCGTGCAGCTGTGAATGCTGCGGGAACCCGCGCCATCACCGGCGAGGGGCTGAGCGGCTCACGATGCAGGAGCGGCGCGCACAGGAGGCGACAGCATGATCCTGCTCGCGGATGGGACAGACGGGGCAGGCTGGTCGCCATACGGCGACACGCCTGCCGAGATCGCGGCCAACATGAAGGCGCGCACGTTCAAGGCCGGGATCGGGCCGGTGATCTGTGTCCGACCCGGCCCAGCACCCAAGACCAAGAAGCTGGTCGGCCGGCTCATCAAACTCAAACGCCGGTCACGATTCACATGAGTCACTGATCCCCAAAAAAATTATGAACACAAACTCCAGAATAGAAACCATCGCCGCATCCTGTGATGGGCGTACCACGCTCACGCTGTTCTCTGACGGCAACGCCACACTCGCCGCTGGGTGCGGGCTTATCGTCGTGGACCCGCTCAGGCTCACGCCTGACTACGGCAGCGCACCAGAGGTCGACTGCCCGGTGGTCGTGCTAACGTGGCACCCGCCAGAGCCGCGCTACAACTACGGCCTGTTCAACGCCGCCGTGGCACTCCAGCACCGGACGCGGTTGGAGGAAGGGCAGTGAGCGGGGCTGAACTGCTACTGCTGGCCGCCGTAGGCGGGGCAGGGGTGTCCCTCGGGTTCATCCTCGGCGATCTCCGGCACGGTCGTCAGAGGCTGAAGGTGATCGAGAGAAGAGTGGCACTCCAGAACCGCAAGGCTGCGCGATGAGCAAGACCAAGCGCAACGCTGGCCGGGCCCGCGAGGTTCACACGGACCAGCCGAGGCGAACCCGCGAGGGCAACCTGTGGCTGCCCCGGCGAGGGCGGCCGACAGGGCGGCGACTTCGCCGCCAACAGTGGCACCCACCAGCCGGTGGGTGAGCCCCCAAAACTACAAAAGCCCCAGCCGGTTTAGCCAGCTGGGGCTTTTCTGTGGGTGGCAGGGTCGTTTCACTATTCCCCCAGCCTGTACAGCACCACCACTACCCTCTCTCTCTCTCTTTACTTTTATTTTTGTAAAGAGTTAGTAGTGGTGCCACCACCGACTCCGAGACCGCTGGTTTGCAACCACTTAGCTGGGGGGCACCCTCGAGGCAGGTAGGTGGCAGGGTCGCTCCGGTTCTGAGGACACTGCCCCCGGCCGCTACCTTTAACTCTGTGGCGGCACGTTCTGAGACTTACGTGTCGGACACTACCACTTGCCACCGCAACCCACAAAAACAGGTGGCACCAGAGGCAGGTAGGTGGCACCAAATCAATTTTTGGTGCCACCCATTTACCCCAGCAAAATCACACATTCCGCGCACTCTGGGTGGCACCAGTTCCGGCACCCTGCACACTACACTCGGGGGCTGCATCGTGCGGCCTTGACTCCGCTGCCCCGGCTGTGCCAAGGTCGCCAGATGTATCAACCTACCGTCACAGTGTCATCGCACCCCCGCTACGCTTGGGAGGTGAATGTTCCCCCGCATGTCTTTGGGAGTCGACAACGACACCGCACCAATGACCGGGGAATCGCACAGGCCACCGCGCTGGCGATCAAGGAGCAGATCCGCAACCTCGCCACCGTCCCGGTAACTCGGGACGAGGCTCTTCTGCTGGCCCGCTGGCGTGGCAAGCTGACGTTGGCACAGATGGACGCCGCGCTATCCGGCAAGGTCGACACCGTCGCACCGCCCACCCCCCACATCCTTTCAAGCATCTGCGACGACTACGTCCAAGCCCAAGTCAAGAAGCACCGCGCTGGTGTGATCGGCGACCTGCGGCTGCGGGACTGCGAAAGGTTATCCCGGCTGGTGCGGCTGTCGGTCCTCGGTGATCGGGCGGTCCGCGAGATCTCACAGGCAGACGCGCAGGCGTGGCTTGACTCACTCGACGGCGCGTCGGACACGCGCCGGAACCTGCAACGGATGTTGCAGGCAATACTAAACTACGCAGTCAGTCTCGGAAAGCTGGACCGCAGCCCCGCCGCCGGCACCTACCTCGCCCACGCGACCAAGGCCGCTGTCGGAATACTTACCCCCAGTGCCCTCGGGGCGTTGCTTGATGAGTCTGCGGCGCACCCCCCGGTCGCGTGGGCGTTGGTGTTCGGCGCGTTCATGGGACTCCGACCTTCTGAGATTGGACGGCTCGACTGGGCCGACGTGCAGCCCAACATGGACCCTGAGTCCGATACCCCCGGCAACCTGTATGTCGGACCCGGCAAGACCGCAGCGGCGGAACGCTGGGTAAAGTTCACCCCGCCCTTGCAGTCGTTCGACTGGACCCTGAAGCCCTCGCACGGGCCGGTTGTCACGGGTGCCAATCTGCGGCAGCACCGCGCAGACGCGGTTGCTCGCGCCGGTGTCACCGTCCCTCGCAATGGGATGCGGCACAGCTACGCGTCGCACCACCTTGTTGCGTTCAAAGAACCGCATCAGACTGCCGCCGAGATGGGGCACACCAGCACACAGCAGACCTTCGCGGCCTACCGCAGAGCAGTCAATGAGCAGCAGGCTGCCAGCTACTGGGCGTTGGCGTTCGATCATGGCTTCTGACGATTTCTCTGGACAACAACAGCACCCGCAGGCTATCACCACCACCACATGAATGAAAAGCACCACCACATGAACGAAAACATTGACTTCTTAACCACAAAGCAGGCGGCGGCGCGACTGAGCGTCACCTCCCGCACACTACTCCGCTGGGCAGACACCGGCGTCGTCGCAGTCTATCGCATGGGCGGCAACGTCGTCCGGTTCGATGCTGCCGACGTCACCGCGTTCCTGACGACGGCACACAAGGAGGTGGCACAGTGACACCTACCGCGACCTTGGTCGGGCTGGTCATGTTCGGCGCGTTCCTCGCACTGGTCTGCGCTCGCGCTCCAACGCCCAAGCGGCGTGACCGGCGCGGTGCTGCCGGCAAACTTCGCGCCGCGCTCGACGCGGAAGGAGTCATCGAACCGTGAGCTACTCCGACGATTACATCCCACTGCGTAAGCTAACCCGAGGCGCACGCAGCGCACCCGCCACGCTGGGCAGCGTCTACGCTGGCCTCGTCGCCAAGCACTGCGGCAAGCCAGTCGGTCGACCGCCCAGTTCGAGGAACGGCTGGCGTCACGCGGGGCTGCGCTTAGGCGGCGGCGGGAGGGTGGACGTGTGAGCATGACTCACATCGCCATCGACCCCGGCAAGAGCGGCGGCATCGCATGGCGCGACTACGACGGCAACACGCACTGCCAAGGGATGCCGGAAACCGAGCGCGACTTCACGGACCTGATTTCCGAAATCCGCGTTCGCCGGTGGAAAGGTGGCTGTGCAACAACAGCGTTTGTCGAGGAGGTCGGCGGCTACGTCGGCGGTGTCGGACAGCCGGGCTCTGCCATGTTTAAGTTTGGCCGGAACTTTGGATACGTGCTTGGCACGTTCGCGGCAATGGACATCCCGGTCGCGCTCATCAAGCCGCAAGCATGGATGCGGAAGCTGAGTCTGGGCACAAAGGATGGCAGGACAACCACCGCGTGGAAGAACCACCTTAAGGCAGCCGCCCAGCGTCGCCACCCAGACCTCAAGATCACACTAAAAACTGCGGACGCGTTGCTCATTCTTGCAGCCGGTCCACATTTTATTTGACAAACATGACCGAAGCTGACGATCATGTCCGCTCAACAGCATAAACAGACTCAAGCAAGCATAAACACTAATATCATCATGGACGTAAGAATAACACCAGAACCCCCCAAGTGTCACACAGTAACCCGCGAGCAAATGCTTGACGAGCCCGGCGTCTACCGGGCCGTCGACAGCGAGGCACCCCACATCAAGGACGCCGACCGCGTCCTCGTCATTGACAACGTTGACACGGCCATCTACGTCGGACACGACGGGCACTGCGAGCAGTTCCACAAAAGCAGTTTTACGAACACGCGATTCGTGCTCACGCAAGACTCCATCACATTTCAAGGCTAAACACTATGCCCAAGAAACACGGAAACGGATCAGCCATCGCCCGCGCAATCTTCGCCGGGTGTCCTGCAATGACTAAGCTCGGCACCGCTGCCGCTACAGTCTGCGCCACCAACAAGATCACCAGCCGGAACGAGCTTTCGGAGTGGCTGTCGGACAACGACAACGTGAAGCTGGTTATCCGCACCAAGAATTGCGGCATGACTACGGTTCGCGAGCTGTTCGCTGCTATCGGGTTGCCCTCGCCGTTCGACAAGGCGGCAATGGCAACCGCAGAGCAGCCCGGTCACGGTAAACCCGGCGCAGGATACAACGACCTGCTGGGTCGGCACGTCGACCTACTGGCCCAGCACGATCAGCTCGTCTCCCGAGTCATCGCCGTCGAGGTCGCGCATCAAGAGCTACGGGACCGGCACCACGCGCTGACCAGTGCGCTCACTGCGGGTTCCGTAGGTGTCGGACACAACCTAAACTAACATGGAATTCTACCCACACCAGCTCACCAACGCGGCGGACCTCATCAAGAGCATCCGCGAATGCGGCAGCGCCATCGACGCCTCGTCCACGGGGACCGGCAAGTCAATCACCGCGCTTGCTGTGGCGCACCTGCTCAAGAAGCAGGCGTTTGTGATCTGCCCGCTGGGAGTTGGGCCGGGGTGGAAAGACAAGGCAGGCATGATGTCGACCGCAGGTTACTGCGACGGGTTCAACTGGACCAACTACGAGAAGGCACGCACCGCCAAGGGTCAAGCCAAGCTACGCGCAGAGCTTGACCCTAAGCGTGACCTCATCGTGTTCGATGAGGCGCACCGCATTGGGAGCCCCAAGTCCCTTCAAGCACTGCTTGCGGTCCAGCTCAAGAATGCTGGCTTCAGCATCCTGTGCCTTACCGCCACCCCATTTGACAACCCGCTCAAGTCCCGTGCGTTCCTGCACCTGACCAACAAGGTGGATTGGGATAGCTGGTATTCCTCAATCCCAAACTGGGGCTGCGTTCGATGCAACTGGATTCGCGGAAAGCCGTGGCAGTTTGTGGGGGACAAGCAGGACATGCTAAAGCTGAAGGAAGTCCTCAAGGGTTGCATTGTTGCGACCGGTTGGGCCGACGTTGAGGGGTTCCCCGACTACGTCGTCGACTGCGTCCCAGTCCCTATCACCAAGGCCGATGCCCGGCGCGTCGACGAGATCCGTGCGGGACTAGTCGAGGGCAACTCAGGCAGCACGATGGAGATCCGCGCAGAGCTGGAGATGATACGCGTCCCCGCCATGGTCTCGCTGGCCCGCGACGAGATTGCCCAAGGCAACAAGGTCGTGGCATTCTTTAACTTCAAGGCTCCCCTGCTGTCGTTCGCTGCCGAGACGGGCTGCACATATATCGACGGCAGCGTGCCGCCGGCTGACCGCGAGAACCTCCGAAAGAACCACCAGATGAGCCCGACGCCGGCAATCATAGCGTGCAACGGGCAGGCTGCCGGCGAAGGACTGGACTTGCATGATGTCGGACACGGTCCCGTCGTCACCATAATCTCCCCGCCCCACTCCGCGCCGATACTCCTTCAGGAGTTCGGCCGCACGCACCGGGCAGGTGGACAGTCCAAGGCTGTCCACAAAATAATTTTTGCAGCTGGAACCATGGAGCAGCACAAGCTGATGCCACGGGTGATGGCGCGAAGAGAGAACATTGAAACGCTAACAACAGCAGACCTATACTAAACATGAAACTAACCCCAGAAAAGATCCCGAAGGACGTTCTCATTGTGGAACAGCGCACTGAAATCACCCAGCTGAAGCAACAGCTTGACGTTGCCGAGAAAGCCGCCAACCAGTTTGCGTATGCCAACGGCAAGCTGGAGCGTGAGGTTGACCGCCTTGCCCGCGTCAACCACTTCATGTCGCTGGTCTGCGCCGTGGAAGCATCGAACATCGTCAGCGAGGACAACAGCTACCTCGGCGCGACCGGGGTTATCAGTCGCGCCGACGACCTCTTCACTGAGGTTGAGGCGCACTTCATCCGCAAAGCCGGGACGCCCGCTGACCCGACCAACGTGGATGCTGCCAGCCCAGAGGGGGACAAGTAATGGACGGCGCAGAACAGGCCGGGCCAGATGTCCACCACCGCCTCGGACCCTCAAGCCTGAACTACCGACGCCAATGCAACGCGTGGGAGAACCGGGGAGGGACGTCCGAGGCGGCAGATGAGGGCAGCCTCATGCACGCCGCAGTGGAGACTGGGTTCCTAGACGCGCTCGACCCCGAGCAGGAGCGTGCGGTGCAGACCGTGGTCGACTTCATGGCGAACATAAAAGCCAACGCGAAGAAGATCTTCAAGGAGGTCCGAGTCAACATCGAGCTTGGCAACGGGCACAGCACGTTCGGCACTGCCGACTGGTTCAGTATCCAGAAGAACAAACCAAACGGCACACAGACTGAGGCAGTCCTCGCCGACTGGAAGTTCGGCAGGCTACCCGTGCCGCACGCAGAGAAGAACCTTCAGGCTCTAGCCTACGCTGTGGGAGCCTTTCAGAAGTTCCCAGAGGTTGACCAGATAACGGTGTTCTTCGTAATGCCACGGCAGGGCGACGTGTCCAGCGCGACGCTGGTCCGCGCCAAGCTGGACAGCTACGTCAAGGAGTTGACCGACCTGTTCGACCTGATAACTGCGCCCGACCCGCGTCGGACACCGTGCAAGGCGTGCGAGTATTGCGCCAAGTTCGATGGGTGCCCGGCCATCGCGAAGACGATCACTCAGGTCGGCTTGAGCCAGACCGGGGGACTGGTCGCCCCCAGTAACACCGACCCGGCGAGCATGACTGTCGTGGAGCTTGACGAGTTCGGCCTGCCGTTCGCCCGACTGGTCGAAGCGTGGGCCAAGTCCGTCAAGAAGCGGGCAATGGACCTCCTCCTCGATGGCGAAGAGATGAAGCACCACGTCGTCGGCGAACGCGCAGCGATCCAGAAGCTACAGGGCGACACGTCCAAGTCGGTGGACCTCGCAATGTCGCTCGGCATTCCCAAGGACGAGATACTCCAGTGCTGCTCGCTGTCGATCAGCCAGCTGAAGAAGAAAGCCAAGAAGAATGGCGTTGAAGAAACTTTGATCGCAGCGCTCATCGCTGGCGGTCTGTTGGAAGCAGAAAACCCCAAGACAAACTACCTAAAAAGAAAATAGCATGGCATCAAAAAAGAAAGAAACCACCAAGAACAACGTCGGCAACACGGCGCCCACTGACGGCATCGAAGCGCCCATTGGAACCCACGCGGTCGCGCAGCAGGCACCCACGTCGCATGTCGGAATGCCCGTCAACGGCGCAAACGACTTCGAGGGCGAGATGGAGAAGTCGGACATCAAGATCCCCAAGCTGAACATCGCCCAGAAAATCGGACCGTTGTCCGACGACTGGCCGTTCGGCGCATGGGTGCTGTCCCGCACCACGCAGCTCGCGGGCCTCGGCGACCCGGTCCACTTCACCCCGCTCAGCGGTCGCAAGACCTACGTCGAGGCGTTGGAATACGGGTCGGACACGTTCCCCCGTGTGTTCAACACCAAGGCGGAAGCGCTCAATGCGGGACTCCGCGTTGAGTTCGACTCCGCGTCCGGTGATCGACCCGAGGTGAACCAGTGCCTCGACGTGGTGCTCCTCATCCGCAGCACTGACGCAGACTCCCCCGAGTTCGCGTTGGAGTTCAACGGCGAGAAGTATGCGATGGCGCTGTGGACCATCGGCAGCTGGTCGGCCTACAACGCTGCGGCCAAGCCGTTGCTGACTGCAAGGACCATGCACCTCACGTCGTTCCATCAGCGCGAGTGGACTGCCATCACGACCAAGCATGTGCTCGGCAACGGTAACACCATCGCGAACCCCAAGCTCACCGCTGGGGTTGAGAACAATGTGGAGTTCAAAGCATGGGCTGACTCCCTCGTTGGCTAGTCAACCGCCCCGGTGGCGAGTCGAGCACTGAGCACATCAATACACCAATGGCTTGGCTGTAGGGATACACAACAACAACACCGCTCAGTGTTCGACCCGCCACCGGGGCACTCAATTTCGCTACAAAGATATGTTCACAAAGACAAAATATTTTCAGTTCATCGACAAGACCTTCACGGATATGCGGGCCTTGATCGAGAAGAAGAACAACGACTATACGGCTGGAGCGCTGGAGTCGGACCCATTCCGCAATTTCCGAGAGGCTGAGCAGTTCGGCATCGACCCGCTGGCCGGTTTGTCGAATCGCATGAACGACAAATTCAACCGGGTCAAGTCGTTCTGCAAGACGGGCGATCTGGCTGTCGAGACAGAGGGAGTCGAGGACGCATTCAAAGACCTGATCGGCTACAGCCTGCTGGCCCTCGGTATGTTGGAGGAGCAGAAAAACGTCGCCACCAGCGATGACCGCCAAGGGGAGTTCAGCTTCACTGTCGCATGATCGCCGTCGACTTTGAGACCTACTACTCGCGAACGCACACAGTCCAGACCATGGGACCGTGGGGCTACGCGCACCACCCCGACACCGACATCTACATGGTGTCGGTCGTTGGGGAGGGTGTCGAGTTTGTAGGCTGTCCGACAGCGTTTGACTGGTCACTGCTTGCCGGCAAGCACCTCGTCAGCCACAACGCCGGGTTTGACATGGTCATCTGCCTCGCGGGTCAGGCGCGAGATCTCATTCCTCAGTTTGACTACGCCAGCTGGAGCTGTTCGGCCGACCTCATGGCTTACTGCGGCTACCCTCGCGCTCTTGCCAAGGCGTGCAAGATCTCATTCGGCGTTGAGCTGCCCAAAGTTATGCGGAACTGGATGTCCGGTAAGCGTTGGGCAGACGCGCAGGCCAAGGGCAAAGACAAGGAGCTACTTGAGTATGCGCTCAACGATTCAATCTGGTGCCTCAAGCTATGGGAAAAGCACAGCCCAGCGTGGCCGGCATCCGAGCGTTGGCTATCCGCGCACACGCGACAGCTCATCTGGCGAGGGGTGACTGTGCAGAAGCCTGCGCTGAAGCGCGGCATCAAGCAGCTGCAAGATCTACGAGACACCGCAGAGGGTCTTGTCCCGTGGCGATCCACCGGCAAGATACTGTCGCTCCCCGCCCTGCGGGATTACTGCCGCGCCCTCGGCATCCCGGCGCCCAAGTCACTGGCGAAGGACAGCCCCGAGGCTGCGGAATGGGAGACGAAGTATGGCGACAAGCTAGCGTGGGTCGCCGCACTGCGGGACTACCGCCGCACGAACATGCTGCTCGCGAAGTTGAACAACATGAGCGTGCGTGTCCGACACGACGGCACCATGCCCGTCTACCTCAAATACTGGGGAGGTCACACCGGCCGATGGTCTGGAGACGCAGGCGTCAACGTACAGAACCTCCCCCGTGGTGAGATGTTTGGGGTCAACCTGCGTGAGATGGTTCGCCCGAAACCCAAGCACAAGTTTATCATCTCGGATCTGGCTCAGATTGAGCCCCGCGTCCTCGCTTGGCTCGGTGGAGATGCCACGTTCCTCGACCAGCTAAGGACCGGTGGCGGCTCGCTCTACGAGGCATACGCCAGAGCCAACGGGCTGTGGGACAAGGATGCTACGCTGAAGAGCGGCGACCCCGCGCTCTACCAGCTCATCAAGATTCAGATCCTCGGTCTGGGTTTCGGTTGCGGCTGGGCTAAGTTCCAAGCACTCGCACACCAGTGGGCCGGCATCGTCTTCACTGATGAGGAGGCTAAGAACACCGTAGCCAACTGGCGGGGGCTGAACACGACAACGACCCGCTTCTGGAAGACGCTTGACGGCCGGCTGGAGCACGCCAAGAACCAGCAGCAAGACCTGCTTGAGTTCGAGCTGCCCTCCGGTCGGTCAGTAAAGTGGTGGCAACCACGGGCCGACCGGGAGGACACCAACGACACGGTCGTCAACCAGACCAATGGCACTTTCAAGTGCTTCACATGGGGCGGGAAGCTGACAGAGAACGTCGTCCAAGCCTTGAGCCGCGACGTATTCGCGCACCACATTCGGCAAGCCGAGGATGCAGGCATCCCGGTCACGTTCACCGTCCACGATGAGATTGTCGCGGAGGTGCCCAACGACCAAGCCAAGGACGCGCTCGACACGCTGACCCAAATTATGTCCACTCCACCCGAGTGGATTGCAGATCTTCCGCTTGCAGCGGATGGCGGAATTCATAAGCACTACACAAAATGAGGATAAAACTACAATCGACATCAGATGGCGGCACCGTCCGCACACACAAGACCGAGGTCAACGACCCCGGCCAGTTCCTTGGGGCTCTTGACGAGTTCTTCCGCATCAGCACTAGCATCAACGGCAAGCACCGACTGGGAGTATACAAACACGTTGAGTCGGACGTCCTGTATGAGCAGCCGCCGCACCCGCACGACGCGCCGGTGTCCAAAGAACCGGTGTCCAAAGAACCGGTGTCCGACGCGCCCAACCCATTCCCGAGAATCATACTGATGCTTGACGGGGTCATCCGCGAGATTGGCAGCACCGACGCGGTCGGCATAGTAGCCCTCGACATTGCGCTTGAGCTTCGGTCCGAGCTAAGCCAAGGAGGGGCTGACTATGCTGCCTGAAGCACAGGAGGAAGTCCTCGCCACACTGTTCGGCGACGCTGTCGACTGGGATGCGAACGACCCGACAACGGGCTACATCACATGCCCCGGCGCAGACAAGCACACGCACTCAACCGGTCGGCGCGACACCCGACTTTACATTAACGGCGTGCCCAACGTGTTCTGCCTGCACCAGAAGTGCGCGGAGGAGGTCGAGACTCTCACTGAGAATGTCCGAGGAGCCCTGAAGGCTTCGGGCTACGAGCAGCCGCCAATGAGCAAGGAGGTCCGAGACCGGACCGCAGCAAAGCACGGCAACGCCAAGGACGCGCACAACCTTTCGGTAGGCGTTAGAATCGACGACGTGTTTGGGCTGCACGCGTGGCCGGCTGAGCAGATAGCTGCGGACAACCCTGACGGCCCGCTCGGGCAGTTCAACCACCGCGAGCTTTTCCTGCAACAGATGTTCAGGCTGCACGACACCGTCTGGATTGGGCAGCCGTATCAAAGCGGCCCAGCGTTTGCATCACAGTTCCAGACTGTGGACGCGTGGCTAAGCTCGCCACCAGCTTCCGAGTCCGAGTTCATTTGCCCCAACACGTTCCCACCCGGCACGCATCAGCGCGGCACAAAGCAGCTCGCAGTGAAGCGCTACTTCGTAATCGAGGGCGACGACTGCCACGCCGACAAGGACACCAACCGCGACTGCTGCGGTGCGATATTCAAGTATGCCATGGCAAGAAAGCCGCAGCTCAAGCTGAGGGCCGTCGTCGATGCCGGGAACAAATCGTTGCACGGGTGGTTTGAATACCCCGGCGACGACATCTACCGCTGGTGCCGGGAGGTTCTGCCCGCAATGGGAGCAGACCCGGCCACCATGCGCCTCGCTCAACCCGTCCGACTCGCCGGTCAGACACGCGCCTCGAGCGGAAAGGAGCAACGCCTACTATGGATTTCCAAGTAATCACGTCGGCCATACCCGTAAGGAACCTTGACGAGACGCTGCTTCAGGTAGCCTACACGCACAAACCGGCAGCCTACTGGATCAAGCAGACCGACCATGACGGCGTGCCGGGCTGGTATCCCAACAGTGAAGCCATGACGCGAACGTGGCTGAAGGACTGCAACCTCCAGTCTCAGTGCCAGAAGAGCGACAACTTGTCCGAGGTGGATCAGGCGTTGCTCTACATCATCCGAAAGAACCGGGTGGACTACGCCATCCCGCTCGCTGGCTACGCTGAGGGCTTGCTGAAGGCTGACGGCAGCCGCCTGCTTGTGACGACAAGCTGCACGCCGACCAAGGCGGTAGAGGGCGAGTGGGGGCACCTGAAGACCTACCTCGAGACGCTCCTCGGTGAGAACGTGATCGACCACCAGATGGGCTGGTGGAAGTGGGCACGGCTCAACCTCATGTCACGGAACAGCAACCTGCCCGGTCAGGTCATGGTCTACGTGGGCGCACCCGGCATCGGGAAGAGCTTCCTGCAAAAGCAGCTTACGACTGAACTGCTTGGTGGTCACGCGTCGGACCCGTTCAGATACATGAGCGGTGCAACCAGCTTCAACGCTGACTTGTTCAAGGCTGAGCACCTCATCATCGAGGACCAGTTCTCAGACACCGGCGGCAAGGGTCGCCGGGAGTTCGGAGCGAAGATCAAGGAGCTGGCAGTCAACGCGGTCCAGAGCTGCCACGGCAAGGGGGCTGACGCGGTCACGCTCAAGCCCAAGTGGCGCGTGTCTATGTCAATGAACAACGAGGCTGAGAATCTACGCGTGCTCCCGCCGCTTGACGACAGCATCCTCGACAAGATCATGCTGATTCAGTGCCACCAGCCCCGGCTCCCGGTGGACTTGTCCGACACCAGTCAGTGGTCCGCGTGGGACAAGATTGTGGCCGATGAGCTTCCCGCTTTGGCGTTCGCCATCGACAACTTTGAGGTTCCCAAGGCCATCATAACAGCACGTTACGGCGTGAAGGCGTGGCACGACCCCAAGCTGGTGGAGATGGAGCGAGAAGCAGGCGTTGAGCAGCAGCTGCTTGACATCATCATCAACGACCTGCCGTCTGTGTTCATTGGTGATGCCGAGTGGACCGGCACCAGCGTGGAGCTGGAGCGCATCCTCCTCGGCGGATCAATGCCATCTATCAGCCAGTCCAGAAAGCTCCTGTCGTGGAGCGGTGCCTGCGGCACATACCTCGGCCGGATGTCCAAGACGCACCCAACACGCCTAACAAGGCGGCGAGTGAAAGGAGTTACCCAATGGCGGATAAACCTAAAATAAGCTGGGGCGACATATCAGCCGGCCTGCGACCCGACGTAGACCGTGTCCGCACCATGTCAACCAAGTGGTTTGCCGACACGGTTAGTATGGTGGACCAAGGCTACCTGCGCTTCTGGAAACGACGGGGGCTAGAACCCCCCAGAGTTTCCACGACGATGTTGGAGTCTAGTTACATCCCGACCGCGTTGGACGCTGATGGGAGCCACAGAGACAGCCCGTGTCGCAGCGAGGCCGATAGGCGGCGCGTCACATCGCATGAGGACGCCATACTTGACCGGTTAGGGTTCAAGTGACTGCCGAGTTCATAACATGGCAAGGACTGTGGATTACTGGCATGGCCGTGGGGACGTTCATAATGGTCTGCGGACTCATCGACGATGACGACCACGACCACGACGATGAGGACCCTACGCCACCGACTGGAAGTGTAAGCGCATGAAGAAGGGCTCACAGAAAAGCGACGGGAAGCAGAGCGACCAGCTGCGTCTTCGGAAGTGGCAGGTCGTTGTCGAGAGCAACAAGTGGGGAGACATCATCGTCGCCGCCAAGCTCGACACGCAGAATCCTGATGGCACCCCCGGCATGTCCTTCGGCAACGCCTACAAGGATTTCGACGACGCGAAGCCGCTCGGCCCGCAGATCGCCGAGCGCAGCCACTGGTTGTGGGAGCAGTTCAGGGGGAAGGTGGGACTATGAGCCAGTCCAAGACGCACAGCTGGGTCGAGGCGTGGACCAACGTCGCTATCGGCTACGCCATCAACATTGTCGCGAACCTCCTGATCTTCCCCCTGTTCGGGATCAACATCGCGTTCACTACCAACCTCGGGCTGGGGCTAGTCTACACGGTCATCAGCGTGTTGCGCTCCTACGTCCTGCGCCGAGTGTTCAATAAGAAGACCGGCTAGCGGGACTTCAGGTAGGCAGACACGTCCAACTTGAGGCGGTTTAGTTCACGTCGGTTCTTCCTCTGCCACGCTTGCTTAGCAATACGACCCGCAGTGCTGTAGCGCTTCTCAAGCACGTCGACCGCACGTCCCGGCAACCTCGCAGCAAGGTTCTGCCAGCTAGCCGAGCTGCTGATCTGGACAAACGCTCTCCCCTTCGCGCCCTGCACGTCAGCGTAGAGCGAGTCGTAGAGCTCAGGAGTCAGCGCCATCTTCTGCCCTGAGTGCGTGACGTTACGAGACACAACGCTCGGGATCACACGGTCATCGCCAGTGTCCCTGTAGATTGCGTAGAGCGCGTTGTTCGCAGTGTTCGCGATACTCTCACTCTTGAAGTGATCAAGCATGTGGTAGACCTGCTCATCGGACGCAAACGGGATCTTGGAATACTGCACATTTGGTGTCGCAGTAATCTCCTTGCCAAAGATGTCCCGCTTGGTGAGCAGCATCTCCCGATCACCAAACTTGTGGATCAGCACATTGCGGGCAGTCTTGTAGCTGTCGCCCGGCACAGTCAGGTTCACCTTCGGCGCATCCTCTTTAGTGTTTCGCCACGCCATGACAGTGTTCGGCATCGCGATGGACGAGATCAGGTTTACCTTGTCACCGACCCAGCGGTGTGTGCTGCCCCGCTCCAGTGCGCTGGTAAGCGAGGAGACACCCTGAAGCATGGTCTGGTTGACCGCAAACCGGCCCATTGCGATGCTCGTCCCAATCTGGTCGAGCCCGAGTTTAGTGACCATCGGGTCGGGGATCTGCGTCGGGTCTTTGGCTTGCAGCCGGGCAGCCTCGGCCTTAGCCGCGAGCACATAGCCAACCACGCCCAGCGAGTCCAAGCGGATTGTGTGATCGCCGGGCCTATAGCCCGCGTCTTCCTCGCCCTGCATCCGAAAGAACCCTGACATATTCATGCGGAAGTAGCCCATGCCGGATGCGGATCTCACAAGGTTCTCAGCCGTGTCCCCCTCGGGTCCGCCAGAGATTAGGTCTTCCGCGATTAGAGCCTCAGCAACCGCCGCAATGCTCATGCCGACGATAGCGTAGCTGGCGGACAGCTGGCTCTCGCGTATCAGGAGCCGCTTGGCGGTGGCGTCCGTAGCGTGAGTTGCCTGCATAGCCTTGGCAGCACTGTGAGCAAAGCCAAAGCCCGGCACAGCAAACTTGGCGCCCTCCAAGAACAGATTGATGGGCGTTCGGACGTAAGGGCTGAAAGCCACACGCGCACCCAATCGGAGTGTGGGGCCAAGGACCGGCGTAGCAGCCAGTGCGTTGTCAATGGACTGCGCTGCCTTCGCCATCGCGCTGGCGTTTTGGTAGGTGTATTGCAGTGCCTGCTCATCGGCAGCGGCTTTCGTTTGCGCGTCTTGCAGCAGTTCGATCTCAGCAAACTCACGGGTGCCCCGCTTGACATTCCTGATCTGGGTCTCCTCGGCAGCGCGTTGGGAGCGGAACCCTTCCTTCGCTAGCTCATCCAGAGCCGATAGCGACCGGAGCATGGACTCAGCAGGGAATCCAAAGATACCCTCGAAGATCTTGCCGACCGTGTCGGACACGCGGACCTTGCCGGTCTTGGCATCGACAGGCAGGTTACCGGTGAACGCTCGAGCGAACGCTTTGCCGGGGTTGAACCCGCGAATGACCTCGCCAACGATGATATCTTCAGAGGTTCCGTATCGGAAGGACTCAAAAGCTCGGCGAACCCCGCGCAGCGTGCCGCTGGTAAACCACGCGGCTTCGCGTCGCGACGGCAGTGCGACCGTTCGGTCACCGCTCTTGGAGAATTTGGCGCGAACGATGTCAGCGACTGTGGCCGGGATGCGGCCGACCAGCCGGGGGATCATGGAAATGTAGTTGCCCCACGCGTTCCGGTTGGTGGACACCGGAGTCAGCAGGTTGCCCTGAATCAGTGCAAGCAGGTCGGCCGGAAGCTGACGCAGTTTGCGCGGCATCAGCGAACGCGCCTCGTTAACCAGCTTGCGGAAGGCGAGGTTCTCGGTGGACTCAGCTTTGCGGGCTGCGGTGATCCGCGTGCGGTCGGTGGGGTTGTCAAGCGCGGCCTCGATGGCGTTGTCCATGACCACCTTGGCCTTGGCATCGTCATTGATGAGCCGGGACATCACGTCCCGCTGCTTCGGGGTCATCTTGCGGCCGTCCTTGAGTAGCTGGAGCTCCATCAGCTCGAGCCGATGGGTGGTAGCAGCCGCTCCCTTGAACTCTCGGAACTGGCGAAGCAGCTGCCCAATGGTAGTCCCGGCTTTCGCCAGTGCGCTGAAGACCCGTTTCGTTCCTACGGAATCCCCGGCGTCCTGTGCTCGGCGCATCCGCTCCATGCCGTCAAGGATCGCTGTGTTCTTCGGCCCCTCCTCACGCAGTGTCTCAAGTCGGGTGACACTAGCGTCAAGGTCGTCGTCAGTCCGACCAGCGTGCCCGTCTTGGATGTCCTTGATTGACTGCGTGTCGCGAAAGGCGATGTCGGGGTTCTTGCTTCGGATCGCGGCCAGCTCGGGGTCCGACCCCGCTGCTCGGTCAGAAAAGTTTCGGGTGAGGAGCTCGCTGTCAGGGTCCAGCTCCTGATTGATCAGCGGACGATTTTCCTCGCGGCCTCCGCGTCGGCTGAAGTTGATGTCGTCCGACGCGGTGCTAAACCGTCTCGAGAGCGGGACGACGACGCCAGCGGCATCGCGTGTCACCGGGTCGGCGGACTTGATGTGGCTCGGGTTGAACACGATCAGCTCGTCGGGGAGCCCGTCGGCCGGGGTGCGCTCGCCTTGATAGAATTGAATCGCGTCGTGACCTTCCGCCAGCAAATTCTGTCGTGCTCCCTCGGTGATGAGCTGCGGGAACTCCCGGTGCCCTCCCGCGAACACGTCGGTCGCCCACGCTTTGGTGTCCATATCCACTACGAGTGGGTTTTTCTGCTTCGCGTAAACGCGCAGAATTCGCTGACCTGTCGGCTTGGAGTTGTGAAAAGCTGGGGTGTTCTCGGCGTCGTAGGATAGGAAGACGGCACGACCGGATGGGCCGACTAGCGTGTGCGTCCCGCCGTCGCCGTCAGGCCACGACTGCTGCCTCGGCTCTTCTCCCCCAGCCGCGAACTTGCGGAACTCACCCCAAGTCCGGTGGAAGGCCGGGGTTGGGTCGAATCCTGCTGCTTTCGCGGCAGCGTCCACGGCTTGCTGCGCCCCAGCAGTGTCCCCGGCATCGACCAGCTGCTGGTATTCCACGTCGCCTCCGCGTCGGCTGAACTGTCCGCCCCGGTCAATGAACTCGTCGAACTTCGCAGCCTCACCGCGCTGCTGTACTAGAGACTCGAGGTCAGCTGCTCGGGGAAATCGGACTTGAGGGCTTCCACGTCGGCGCCTTGTTCGTACACCAGTGGAATCATCTCCTCCAACGATAACGCTTTCGGCACCGGTCGCCGCAGCCTCACCCGGTTTAACACGGCTTGAGCCATAGCTTGATGGGGCCCAATCTGGGAGGCTAAACCCTCCAAAGCCTTCAGTGATAATTTGGCGTGCTGTTTCATCGTTAGGTGTATTCTTCCACACTTTTCGTGCGGCTGGCAATGGTTTTTCAGTAGGGTCTCGCAGCGGAACGAGCGCCATCGTCTCCACGCCGGTCACCAAGCTCTTTCGGAGCTTAGCAGGACCGGCCAGCTGACGCTTCTGGCTGTCCGACATCAGCGTGCGGATCTGCTCCCAAGTGATCGACTGCATCTCGCGGGCAAGGAGACCACGATCCTTGGCTGCCTGCCGGTAGGCTTCAGCGAACACAGCGTAGATCCCCTGCTGACCGTGGAGCTTCGCGCCACGGTTGGAGTTCTTGAATTCCGGCTGGTCCTTCCCGCTCGAACCAAAGTTGTTGGCGACCTCACCACTGCTTCCCGCCAGCGGTAGGAACAGCCCGGCCGCAATGGCGTGCGTGTCCATCGTGACGTGGTCGGGGTTAGTCGGGTCAGCGATGTTGTTGTAGAAGTTGCGGACCTTGTGCTGGTCGCCCAGCATCATGTGGATGGTCATCGTGTCGCCCTGAGACGCCTTGATCGCCTTGTTGATCTCAGCGTAGGAGCCCCACCCAATACCCGAGTTCGACCCGTCCTTGTTGGTTTGGAGTCGGACACGGTCACCCTCCGGTGTGAGCACGGCGTAGGAACGGGGGTTGTGCGCCTCGTCCCACATCCGCACAAACATCGCACGGTGATGGTCGTCAGTGATGTCGGCTAGGGTCTTGCCCGAGTAGAGTTGAACCCATTGCTTGGCTTCAATCACGCGTTCCTTCCGATCCGCAAGCACCTCTCGCTGAGTGCTCATGTTCTTCTGCTCCTTAGTCTTTCGGAGTGCGATGTCCTCAACCAGCATCTTTGCCATCTCGGGCGTGACCGAGGCGTTCTGCTTGGTGCCCCAGATGTCCAGCACCCGGCCGGCGAGTGACACGTTCTGGAACCAGTCCTTCTGTGGCGACAGGACAGCCATCGTCGCGCTGGCCTGCTCAAGCGTCACCTTGTATCGCGCAGAAAAGTCCTGCGCGATGCGGTTCGCGCCCTCATACCAGAGTTTGGCGCGGGCACGCAGCGTCGAGTCCATGCCGTCATGGAGCGCGAGCAGGTTGCCTTTCACCAGTCGAATCAGCTCGTCGTAAGTCTGTCGGACACTGCCGCCCTTGAAGTTCCGCATGATTGACCAGTCCTTGATCAAGTTTGCGTTGAGAGCTGCGCTCTCCTGCTTCAGGTAGTTCTCGTAGCTAGTGTGCCCAGCCTCCCCGGTGGCAATCTGTTCCTCAAGCGACGTCCCGGCATCCCGTGGCGGCGCGGTCGGGAGTGTCTGACCGGCGACAACCTTGTATTTGCCAGACAGCGTCAGCTCCTGATCGACCAGAGCGCGGTTTGGGTCGTTACCGCGCTCGCCTCGGCGAGAGAAGAGCGGGGCGTCGGGGTCAACAGGTTGAGGCTGGGCCGGTGTGGCGTCCGACCCAGCCTCGGTGTCCTGCGGCGGACGACCACGGCTGGGATTCCGTTCTTCCCGCGTGGTGATAGCGTGCTCAACGGTGCCTTCACCCCGGTTGAACTTATCGTAAAAGTCTTGCGCGTCCTCAAGCATGAACCGCAGCTCATCAAGCGCGTCGCTAGTGTCTTCCTTGTTCCCTACCTCGCGCTGGATTCGGCGCAGCTCCTTCACGTCATCCTTGGAGATGAAGCTATTCTCCTGCGCCTGCTTGGCGAGGCGGTGTAGCTGCGCCGGTTCAGCCAGATTTGTGATCGCGTCGTCGACCCTGCCGGCTAGCTTTTTGAGAACAGCTTCCTGCTTGTCGATGCTAGCTTTGACGCGAGCCTTGCTGTCCGCGCTGTCTGGGTCGTAGAACTTGGACTTGGACTCCACCGGCGGTTGGTGTGGCGCGGTCGGCGGTTCAGAAAGCCGTCCGCCCTCGTCACCGAAACCAAAGTCGCCCTGTTTGGTGGACTGATCGCTCGGAGTTGCCCGCTGAGCGGCGGCCACCAGCTGGCCCGGTGTCCTGACACTCGGCTCGGATTTGGATGCCGTGGCGGTGCCACCCTGAGCCTCGTCAAATTCAGCTCGACCCAAAAAGCCGCGACTAGTGCGACCGCCTTCGGGGTCAACACGTCCACGGTCTGGGTTTCGGTTTGGGCGTTGCCGCCCAGTGAGCTGCGCTATCGCACTGAGGTCAGGCTCAACTGAGTGCTGACCCGGCCGCTGGCCGGGGAGTTCTAAATCGGGAGCTTGCGTGACTTCGCGGTCACGACCGACAAGCGGGGTCTCTCGGGTCTGAACCGGCCGCTTGACTGGCGCATCAAACTCAGTTCGCTGAGCTTCTCGGATGTCCGCCCGGTGTCGGACGCCGCCAGCTTGCTCACTTTCAAGAGCAGATCGCGCTGCTGCCTCAGCCTTGATCCGCTCAATGGGACCGACAACGGCTTCACGGGCTGCCGGATCAAGCTGACCCAGCTGACCCAGCTTGTTGAGGTCAGCTTCAGGCTCTGGAACACCAGCGCGTCCCCGAGTATTTCGGTCAATAGTCTGGCTGATGGCGTCGTCAAGGCCGCGACTGCCCGTGTCGCCCTTGCCGAAAAAGATTGTGTCGACGGTTTCAGGCAGGAGTCGACGTTGACGTTTCGCGGTCCGCTCGGAGATCTCTTTTTGAAGTTTCCTGACTAGCTTAGTATCCCCCTGAGCGGATGCCTGCTCCAGCCGCGCCTCGCGCACGTTGATCTCGGCTTCGAGATCCCCTGCGGTTGTCCGAGTCTCACGGTCGAACTCATACTTCTTGCCAGCATCAAGAAAGTCGCGGAAGGACGCGTCCAGCCCGTCGACAAAGCCGAGGCTTCGGCCGACCTTCTCGCCCTTGACTCGGAAGTCCCTTGCCAGATTGCCCATCCAGCCCTCAATGGGGTTGGCTTCAGCATCACTGAGCCTGCCCTTCGCCCACGCGTCGTTGCGGAGCGACACACGTTCAGCATACCACTCGTTGAACTGACGCTCAGGGTCCGTCGAGAACAGATCCTTGGAGATGTTCTTGCGTGGGTTGCCATCGGCGTCGAATAGCGGGCCAGCTCTCTCGGCGAACTCAGCTGTCTTCAGATCTCGCAGCTTCTCTCGGATGCGCGGAGGAAGCGTGCGGAGGTGAGCGTGAGCCGCCTCATGGTTCAGCGTAATGCGCTGGATAGCGTCGCCCTTCCACTCAAAGATACTGAGGAACGCAGAGATCGAGTTGGACGCCGGGTTGAACTGCGCGTCCTGCCCGTCGCTACCCTCCTTCGCAAGGACTTCAAGATCCAGAGGCATAGTGCCATCGGTGATCGTGTCCCACACGTTCAACAGAAGTTCCTTGTTCGCCTTCAGAGCCCTGAGTTTTTCAGAGCGGGTCCGCTGGCCGAACAGCCCGCTGCCTTCCAACTGCTGCGCGGCTTCAAGATCCTCACCACCCTCTCTGCGTCGGACACCGTGCTGGGCTTCCAGAATCTGGTTATCAAGACCGCCAAGGACAGCCTCGACGTTCTCATTGTGGAACAGCCGGTCGCCAAACTTCTTGCCAGCCCTTACGTTCTGTATGCCCGTGGCGCCCTTCTGGACTCCAAGGAACGTGCCGCGCAACGCCGTGCCGGCTGCACCGGCAATTGCTACACGCTCTCCAAGCGTGCCCCGGTAGTTGCTGGCGTCAATTCCGAAAGCTAGCTCCTGTCCGACATTGACGCCTTCAAGCACAACGTCATCTACGCCACCTTGGATAGCCTGAACGGCAAGCCGCTTCCCGCCTCGGGTAGAGCTTCCGGCTAGCATTACCTTCTTCGCGGCAAGCGCGACCTTGCCTTTGCCGGGGACCAGCTTGGTGCCGAGCTTGACGAACGCACCGCCGGGGATGACGTTTGCCGCACCGGTCAGCACACCTGAAATGCCTGCGGCTTTGGCGGACTGGCTCCAAGCCTCGTCCTCATCAATGCCCTCGTCTAGTTGCGAGAAAAAGTTAGAGCGGAGACTGTGCCCGACCTGCGTCGGGACGTCCGATACAAGGGAGCCTCCAAGGAACCCAACCCCGGCACCCGGCGGGCCGCCGATTAGGAAGCCTGCACCAGCCGCCGGGAGAGCCTTGGACATCGTAGCAGCTACGCCGCCCGCCAGTCCTCCCGCCATTCCGTAAGCGTCGGAGCCGTTGGCCTCGACTTGTGCGATGTATTCCGACTTGAGAATCCGGCGAAGCTCATTCGGTCGGATGGTAGTAGCCTGCCGTGCTCTCAGGTAGTCATCACCGAACGCGTTGACTGCGTCGCCTAGAAACCGAGTCTCCTCGGGTGCAGAGTTGATGCGTGCGCGGACGTTGTTGTGGAAGCCCTGAAGCCCCGTCACCTTGTGCCCAAACTTGGCACGCAGGTCGCCCACAAACGCGTCGAGCCGCTGGGTCTGCTCCTCGGGGGACAGGTTCGGCCAGTTGGGGTGTCTCTGCACCGCTTGCCACCGCTGATGAAGTCCAGTTTCGCCCATAATTACCTCGTCAAACTCTGCAATTCAAGAACCGCATCCCGCATCTTCCTTGGCATCTGGGTAGGCTTCAGAACCTTGCCCGGCGCAACGCCACGATCTTGCCGCATCTGTTCAATCATCATCTGAAGCTCCCGAACTCGGGGCGTGATCGTGTCGACGCCAGAACCCGTGGACTGGCCGTCCCTGCGAGACGCCGCGACCGAGCCTGCTGTAGTGCCGATCAGTTTACCGGACCCCAGCGAAGCGTTGAGAAAGCGACGGCCAAGTGAGTTGACTTGGGCTCCAGCCGGAACAGCTGCCGCCGGAACAGCTGCCGCCGGAACAGCTCCAGCTACCTCGGCTGCGGAACCGAGCTGACCGGAGCCTGAGCTGGCAGGAACCACAAACGCCGCTCCAGCGTACCTTTCAGCTGTGGCGGCAAGGCTGTCAGCCGTGACAGAAAGTCCCCCGGCGTTGTCAATAGCAGGCACTTCTGGGACACCGCCGCCGCCGCCGCCGCCGTTGCTAGCGCCGTCAAGCACGCCGTCTCCGGTGTCGAGTAAGCGTTGACCCGCGCTAGGTGACAGCGGCTTGCTCTCTCCGGTCCGCTGGTTGACCATCGTGTATCCGCTGATCTTAGTCCCGTCATCGTTGTATATCTCAGTGAGCTTGACCGCAGACCAGCTCTCTGCCACGGGCAGCGCCTTGAACCTAGAGTCCGTCACCTTCTCTAGTTCGCTCATGCTGCCATTGTTAATAGCCATGTCCGCCGCTTTTGCCGTCATCTCGTCCAGCGTTCTAATTGCCTTCAGCCTTGCCTGTAGCCCTTGCTTGTAGCCGGGGCGTGCAATGCGGTCAATATCAGGGTTTTCCAGTGCCTGCACAATGTCCCACTCTTCTGTGATCTGGGCTGTCATTGCATCGACTTGGTTGTCGCGGATTGTCATGGGCTTGGCCGCATCAACCCTTGCCTTCTCTATGCCTTCTCTGGAATCTCGGTCCGCGTCTCCCGATAGCTTCTTGGCTAATGCTGTGTCGGCTTTTTGGGCGGCCTCAGTCTTGGCCCGAGCAGCATTACCCATCTCCGTCGCCCGACTCGCGTTGACTGCGGCAAGGAGCGAGGCTTTGGCACGCGCATCCAGCCCTTTCTCGCGTCGCTGAGATATTTCATCTGCTGCCTCGATTCCGTCCGCAGCCATGCGCGCCTTCAAAGAACGGTCGGCATTCTGAGACTGAGCAAGGTAGGCTCGGTCGCCGGCATGACGTGCCTCTTCGCGCTCGAGTGACTTCTTCCGCATCGCCGCTTCGATGAAGGGCTGTCCCATCTGCATACCAGCTTGGAACCCGTTGAGTAGATCGCTTGCCATATTTTTAATCCTTGATCTTCGTGTCCATCCACTTGCGGATGTGTGCCTTCACCTCGGGCTTGTCCTTGATTGACTCAGCGAGCTTCTCGCCGTTCGCGATGTAGAACTCGCGGAAGTCGTCGCTGGCCTCTGTCGCTACCCACTCGCGGAACTGCTTCCACTTCGGGTTGTCGTTGCCGTAGACCTCGCGAGCGACCCAGCAGCCAATGAGCGCAGCGGAACCGAGAGAGGTTGCCGCGCCAGTTACCATGCCGAGACCCTCCATCCACGGGCTCGTCTGTGCTGACTGCGTGGCGTAGTTCTGGGAATTGGTACCAAAGGACTGCTGCGAGAACGCGGCAGCTGCCGCGCCAGCGTTGCGGTCGAGTCCGACTGCGTTTCCTGCCAGTGCTTGGAACGGAGCGGCACCGGCACCGGCCTGACGCAGCTGCCCAAACTGCGACAGCGGGGTCGTGCCTGACAGGAACGCTGCGGCGTTCTGTTGACGCTGCTGGAAACGCTGGTCAGAGAACTGGGAGGTGGAAAGAGCTTCCTGCACCGCTGGCGCTAGTCCATTGATGTTCCCTCGGGCAGTCTGCGACGCTCGAGTGGACTGCTGGACCGAACGAAGCTGGTCACCGGACAGACCGCGACCGGCCGCGAGCTCACTGGTAACGTCCCCGCCAAGTTTTTCGCGGAGCGCAAAGCCAATGGGGTCCGACGCCTTCAGCTGCTCACGGGACGTGTCCAGAAACTGCTGCCCAAACTCGCTCTGGATGTCGAGGAAGTCTTGAGCCTGTCCGAACGCTGACTCACGGTTGGTTGACAACTGTGCTCGGTTCACGTCGGCATCCCCGAGACCGGTGAAGTCATACTCGAAGGTCTCGCCGTCCAGCTCGAAGGAACCCTTCTGGCCGAGGCGTGACGCAACGTCAAGCTGCCGGCGGACCGGAAGGGTCTCAATGTCAGTGAGGATGCCCTCACGGTTTGCCGCCGCGTAGTCGGGGGCTTCAGGCGGTGGTGGGTTCTTTGCCATGGTTCAATCTAGTTTCGAGTCTATCAAATTGGAATGTCCGCCGACCTTCACGATCCGCACGGTCAAACGAGACGAGCTTGCGCTTTCCGTATCGCTGCTTCATCGCCTGCCAAAGGACCGGCATCACTCGCGGCCCAACAACGAGGTCGATGAAAATCGTATCCCCGAGCTCATCGTGGGCATACCAGTCATCAACGTCAGTGGTGTCCGACACGCACCGAGCAGCCCCAACGCCAACAATGGTGCGATCCGAGCTGTAGACGCTTACCATTCGGCGGCGGGCAATAGCAAAACCGACCCATGACGCTAACGCAAGGTCGCTCCACGTCGAAAAGCTCGAGATGTTCTCTCGTATGAGCTGCGCGACTGGAGCGATCTGGTCCATTTAGTAGTCAATCCGCATCGGTTCAATAAACGCTGACATCACCAGTGCCCTGAGCGAGACACGGCCAGCGGCGGCTGTGACCTTCGGTTGCGCCTCGCTGACCTGACGATACTTGAGCAAATTGTAGGCCCGCCGGTAGTGCCCACCGTCGCTCAGACTTGCCGGGAGGTCGAACGGCAGCAGCAGCAGAGCGACCGAGGACGCTAAGCCTGCGGCGACGGTTTCAAACGGCGTACCTTCGGCTGACAGCGATAAGTCTAGCGTAGCCGTTGAGTCCGTGAACTCCAGCTCGATATTCAGCAGGGACTTCGGAGAGACCGGCTCCCCGAAGCTGAACGACCGGAACCAGAGCTCGGTTGGGATGTCAGTTGTTGCCGCCAGCTCATCGGTGTCCACCTCGCTGCTGTCGACGTAGGTTCGGATCAAGCCGTCATCTGTTCCAAAGTGGAGCCTCTGCTCATTCCTGAACTTTGAGCGAACCATCAGGGACACATTCGGCCCAGTCCACTCGCTGCTCCAGACTTGGTGGTATGTGTCAAAAACCAGCAGGGTGTTGTTGTCGGTTGACGTACCTGACGCGAACGACAGGAAAAGTTTGTTGTCGAAGTAGCCCATGGACGCCTTGTGGACCTGCGCCCAGTTGACGTCGTCAATGTAGCTCTGAACCTGCACCGACACTGAACCAGAGATCTCCCTCTGGGTCTCTTGGATCATGCGTCGGACAGACTGCACGCCGTCCCTCGACAGCCACCACACGTCTGCGCCGACCTGCATCGTCGCCCAGTGCGATACCGATCCAACTGTAGAACTGATCTTGGACACCGCCCAGTCAACTACCTCAGCGCGGGGGTCCGTCGATACGGTGTAGGTTGAGTTCGCCTTAAAGACCAGCAAGCTAAAATTGTCCCAGCTGTGAATGCCAGTAATTGCCTCGCCGTCGCTCCCAATGGTGACCGTGCTGAGCGTCGGAAATCTGTCCAGCTCGAGGATGTCCGACACGTAAAGCGTGTCCCTATCAGCAGCCACGCCGGCTAGGAACACACGTTCGGTATGCCACGTTGCAATGTTGCCGGCCGGCGGGGTTGTCAACGCGTAGGTGAACGTCGCAAGAGTCCCAGAGCCGCCGGTGTATCCCGAGGGGGCAGCAGTGTAGCCCCGGCCACGGGTGGCCCCAGTTCCCCAGTCCACCGTCAAGACCTCACCACTGGCGCCGATAGTCGCGACACGGGCAACTGCATCGATCTCCGGTGTTCCGCCGGTCAGCGTTAAGAGGTCGCCTACGACGTAGCCTGAGCCGGTAACCAAAACCACGGGGATTGTGGCGTGGTTGATTGCGCGGACAGTCGTGCCGTCGTAATACATTGCAGCAGTGTCACTGAAGAAAAGCGCGTGTCGCTGTGCTTGGAACGCCGAGACGCGCCCGGTAAGCGTGTAGCCGGGCACAGCTGTGAACGACGAGTTGTTCCAGACCTTGAGCTCGTTGTCGTTCACCACTAGCACCTCCTCTGTGCCGGGGCCGGTCTCGTAATAGGCCATCCCCTGAACCGTCGCAGGGGATGCCATGACGCCGTTGGCGACCATGCCGCCGCGTGTGCGGATGCGACCGGTCTTCAGCAGCGTCGTGTTGATGCCCTTGGCATACTGGTTGTCTGTCAGAACGTGCGGGAGCACCGTCGTGTTCATACCGCCGCGAAAGTCAGCAGCAGCAGACCAAACTGGCTGGTCGTCGAGATTATTATTGTCCCAGAGCGGCATAGTTATTTACTTTTGCAGATCATGGCCCACCACCTTCCCCACCTCCACCATCGCCAGCTTCACCATCATCGCCCTCGCCTTCCCCTGAATCTTCGGGAGCGCCATCAAATGTTGGTGCGTTCGTAAATCCAAGTTCTGCCGCCCGGTCATACAGATACGCCCCGTTCGTATCCTCATCGTATGTTTCCACGGTGATGCCGGGGTTCGCTGTTACAAACGTGTCCAATGCGGTTTTATCCGTAGCATTCAGCAATATCCCCGCTATTCCCACCGTGTCCGAGGAACTGTCAGTCCAGTCCGCAACGAACATATCACCGCCGTTCGAGAGTGTTCCACTTCCGAACGTGTTTGCGGCTGCGATCTGTGATGAAGGCACGACGATGAAACACCGCGTCGGTGCTGTCGAGAACACTGGCGGGTTGTTCGGTTTTCGGTTTCTTGGTTTTTTACGTGCCATTCAAATTCCCCACTTTGTTGCCAGATACGGTTCCAGATTTGTTGTCGGGTCTTCGTATTCTGCGATCAAGCCCATCTCCGCGATGTATCCCGACATCTTCCAAGCCCCGTTGGACAGGCTTCCAATCGTGGGCTTATACAGGCAGTCATTGATGTTCCCCGCTAAAGTTCCCGATTCATGCAGTGCTGCATCTTCTCGGTACGTCCACGTTGAACCGGTTCGCGCAACGGTCGCGTAGTGCCAATTCGTGTCTTCCGAGGAGGCGTCTTCCAGAATGATGCTAGACGTTCCGACTCCCGACTGCCAATACGTTGCGTCATACCCATTCCAATTCGTGAGCTGGAATTTTGTTCCTGCCGCAGTCGCGTCGTCTGACTTGTCGAACACCGCGCTCAATGCTGGCTGGAACGAATTGAACTTGTAAACGCACCAGAACACCATGTCGCCGCTGACGTTGTTCATGTCCGATGTATTTGCCGTCTGCATATTGTCGCCTCCATCGAAATACACTGCTGGTCTTCCAAACTTTACCCCGGTTTTGAACGTGGGCTTGTTCGCGGTCAGCCCCTGCAAAAAGTGGTAATTGTAAGACCCGAACTCGTCATCCCACTGGGCGACAGGATCATTATTCGCAAGCCCTAACTGGTCCGCGTCAATCCAAAATCGTTGTGATCCGAGGTCTGCCGGTGTCCACGGTCCACCCGCCGTTCTTCTGATTAGCAGTCCCATACTTTTCAGTCCTCTATGTATTCGATTGTGACCATCATTTCCGTGACCGTTCCGCCCTGTGCCGTAGTCTTGCACCTTACGAAACTCCCGGCGCCAACCGCCGGATTGTTGAAAACGGTTATTTTGTTCCCGCCCGTTGTGCTTGTCGTTGCTGATGGAGTTGTGATGAGAGCAGTGCCCGCGTTGCTCCTATCCGTGTGGTGCCTTATGTCCACGGTCACGCTCGGTGAGCCTGATCCCACCAAAATAATAGTGAGCCGCGAGATTGTGATAGCCGTGTGCGAGTAGAACATCGCAACGTCTTCAGTCGCGATTGGATCTTCGATTGTGATCTCTTTGGTCTGGACATGGCGAACGTCGCCAGCCAGTGCCGCGATTGCTTGCGCTACTCGCTGGGGTGTCCAGCGTGCAGCTACCGTAGCCGTTCCCGACACCGCATCAACTAGAGAAACTATGGCAACCTGATTGTTATAAGCAGTCTCAATCTGAGCATCAGTTTGGTCTTCAGTTGCGCCGGTTTCGATCCCGTCGAGCTTTGTGAACTGGGCGTCAGTAAAGGCGTTAGTTTCTGCTTGGTAGGCCGTCTTGATCTGAGCACCGGTCTGGTCAGCAGTTGCGCTGGTTTCGATCCCGTCGAGCTTTGTGAACTGAGTGTCAGTAAAGGCGTTAACTTCGCCTTCGTAGGCCGCCTTGATCTGAGC